GCCCCCTAAGGTTTACCGATCTTTTTTCTCGGCCACTTTTTCAAAAACCGATTCACGGACAAAGCCAGCCACAGCACGTAAAACACAAATGCTACCATAGANCCATTACCCCCAGTACCAAACCNCNGAATTCACCTGAACTTTCGTCGCCAAATCATTGATTNCACGGCAAATAAAAATCTTGACAATTCAAGTTTATGGTGCTATAAAGTTGGCTTATACATAGCGGTGACTCCGCTCCGCCTGGCGCCGGGTGGGATAGGCCGACCGAACCGGCTAAAGTTCGGGCGCAGAAATATGTACGCTAAGCGTGTTCGAATACTGGCGAGCCGGGCGGTTCAGCGGACGGTGAGGGTGGTCCATGCGGACGAGGCTGACCGTCTGGTTAAGGCTGGATATGCGAAACCGGAGTGGGTGGACGGTGGAGTGATCCGGGCTGTGGTACTGACTGTAGGCCGAGGTAGTTCTGGTTTGCTGGCGCCGTATTCGACGGCGATTTGGCAGGAGCTTAGGCGCGGGGACGAGGTAGTTGGGCACGCTTGGGCGATGAAGTTTGTGAGTGAGAGGGAGTCGTGGGTATTATAGAGTTTCCGTTCTCTCCGCAGCGCAACACAGAGGCGGCTCCGGCCTCTGCGATTCCTCCTTCTCCCTCCTCTCAACCTCCTCGTCTAGGGGGGCAGTCTGAGGCTGCCCCCCGCGCTTTTAGTGCGAAGGACATGGAGGAAGCGGAGGAGATAGTGGAGTGGCTGGTGATTCAGTATGGGGCGCCGGAGGGTGGTGGTAGATACCATTCGGGGTATTTGACTGCGATGGCGGACGCGATGCGGTGGCTGGCGTCGCGCGGCAGGGCGGAGATGGTTAAAGACGGTCCTGGGCGGAACGTAGTGATTCGGATACCTGGGGCTGAGGATCTTTGTTGAAGGCGCGGGGTAGCTCAGTGGCAGAGCGGCGGGCTCATAATCCGCAGGCCGTGGGTTCGATCCCCACCCCCGCAACCAGGTTTAGATGCAGAGAAAGCCGCGTCCTACGGAAAACCAGATTGCGCAGCAGATAGTGGATTATCTGNGGCTGCGCGGCTGGNGGGTNCATCGTCTGGAGGCGGACTTACGTGGTCCGAANGCGCGGGTCAAGAGGGAGGAACCCGGGACNCCGGACTACATTGCGGTGCGGACTGCGACAGGGGTTGCGTCTTTTGTGCGCGGTTACGATGTGGTCTACATCGAGGTCAAGCGTCCGGGCGCGAAGTTGCGTCCNTCGCAGGAGATTTGGATTTCNCAGGCGCGGGATGAAGGTTGGGACGTNGTGGTGGCGACTGGCGTTGAGGACTTGATTAAATCTGGTTATGGACTTTGAGAGAACGACGGTACAGCCCAGATACGTGTACGACTACCAGGGTGAGGTGAGGGCGGCGGCGGCTGAGCGCGCCGAGTTACTGATTGGGGCGGCGAAGAGGCTGCCTCGACCGCAGCGGCTGATGGTGTTGTTTGAACTGGAGGACTGGCCGCCGGAGAAGATTCAGCGGTTTCTGGGGATGTCGAAGAGCACCTATTACCGGAACCGCAGCGAGGCGCTGGAGCAGATGAGGGCGCTTTTAGCGGAGAAGGGGATCACGGAATCATGGGAAGTTCTTTGATTTCAGGGGGTTGATGATATGCCTGCAAAGACAGCGAAGCANTACCGGCTCATGGCGGCCATCGCGCATGGGGCGAAACCGAAGNGCNGCAAGGGGCCAAGCCGGGAGGTGGCCGAGGAATTCGTGAAGGAGACCCCGCCGGCCAAGAGGCGCGAATTNATGGCGCAGGGCAAGGGGCGGGGCAAGCGCAAGTGAAGCAATGCCGCGCAAACGTGAGACATACGCCAAGACTGCGCTGTTAGAGGACAGCGACGATGAAATCCGCGAACTGGAAACGCGGCAGATGGCCCGCGGGAAGTTGCGCCAGAAGGCGTTCTTGGCGGCGTTTCGTGAGACCGGTTCGGTCACGGTAGCGGCTCGCGCCGCGCGGGTTTCCAAGAATGCGCATGTCAAATGGATGAAAGATCCCGAGTACGCCGCCGAGTTCGAGAAGGCGCGTGCCGAGGCCGCACAAAGCCTCGAAGACGAAGCCGTCCGCCGGGCGCGAGAAGGCTGGAAGGAACCGGTTTTCTATCGGGGGAAGATTTGCGGTTATACGCATCGGTACTCGGACCCCTTGCTTATGTTCTTGCTGAGGGGCTGGCAGCCGGCGCGCTACAGGGATCGGACCGAGATCAGCGGACCCGAGGGAGGACCGATCCGGATCGACCAGAAGGTGGTGGCGCTGGCGAAGGTATTGACGGTAGATGAGCTCAACGAACTCCGTTCTCGACTTGAGGCTGTCGATAGCTGATATCGACGCGGCGATTCAGTGGAGACGCCAGCACAGGATACTCGANTACTACCCGGACAAGGGCTCGCTGGCGAGGGAGAAGTACGTGAAGCACATGGCATACTTCGCCGCCGGTGGAAAACATGAACCCGTCGAAGGCGCCTGCCCCGAAGGATGCTCCGGGGAACCGCACCGGGAGAGGCTGTTTCTGGCGGCCAACCGCGTTGGCAAGACCGAGGGCGTCGGCGCCTATGAGCTGACCCTTCACCTGACCGGGGATTATCCGAAGTGGTGGCCCGGCAGACGCTTCGACCGCCCGATCACCGCTTGGGTCGCCGGCCAGACAAACAGCACCACCAGAGACATTCTCCAGTCCAAGCTGCTTGGACGGATGGTCCGGCAGCCTGGCGATTCGCCCAATGAGGCGATTGGCCTTGGGACCGGAATGATCCCCGCCGATACCATCATCACCATGCGCCCCAAGGCCGGAATCCCCAACGCCATTGAGACCGTCTGGGTGCGCCACGTCTCCGGCGGAGCCTCAACGCTCGTGTTCAAGAGCTATGAGCAGGGCGTCGAGGCTTTCATGGGAACCGAGATTGATTGCGTCTGGTTTGACGAAGAACCCCCAGAGGACGTGTATTTCGAGGGACTGGTCCGAACCATGCAGACGTCCCGCTTCGGCGGCGGCCTGGTTATGGTCACCTTTACCCCCCTGATGGGATGGACCAACGTCGTCCGCCGCTACCTGGATGACGCCGAACGCAAGGCCGGACACAGATTTGTCGTGCAAGCCGGATGGGATGACGCCCCACACCTGTCCGAAAGCGAAAAGGCTGACATGGCCTCCAAGCTCCCGCCGCACCAGCGGGACGCCAGAAGCAAAGGCATTCCGAGTCTGGGGTCGGGCGCCATTTATCCGGTCGAAGAGTCCAATCTGATCGTGGAGCCGTTCGATATCCCAGAGACGTGGCCGCGCGGCTTTGCGATGGATGTCGGCTGGAACCGCACGGCCGCAGTCTGGGGCGCTCTGGACCGCGACAACGACACCCTGTACATCTACAGCGAGTACTTGCGCGGCGACGCCGAACCATCCGTCCATGCCGCCGCAATCCGCGCCAGAGGTGAATGGATACCCGGCGTCATCGACCCCGCCGCCCGTGGCCGCAGCCAGGTGGACGGTCGCAGCCTCATGGAAATGTACCAGCAACTTGGCTTGAAGCTCGAACCCGCCGAGAATGCGGTCGAGGCCGGCATCTACGAGGTCTGGATGCGCATGTGCTCCGGGCGCCTGAAGGTCTTCAAGAACCTCAATCAGTGGCTTGANGAACTCCGCCAGTATCACAGGGACGACAAGGGGCGCATCGTCAAACAAAACGACCACCTGATGGATTGCACAAGNTATTTGTGCATGTCGCTNGACCGCATGAGCGCCAAGCCACAGGCCAAGACTCCGGTTATGGTCATGGCCTATCCCCATGAAGCCTCTTGGATGAACTGACCGAAAGGAGAAAAAGTTATGCCCCAAATCGTGATCGCTAAAGCATCCGCCCCGCTGGACAGTGGCCGGATTGAGTCCATCAACATCGACGTAGCCGCCAACGGATACGTCTTGCGCGTTTATCGTGCAGGCTACGGCCCGGGAAACAACGAGGTCTTCCAGGTCAAAGAGGACTTGCTCAGCCGCTTGTCGGAGATCCTCGACGGAACCAAGCAGGGCAAGGGCAAGGCAAAGGCTGCCCCTCCCGAGGAGGAAGAGACCGAGGAAGAAGAGCCCGAGGAACCCGAAGAAGAGGAATAGCGCATGAGCGTCTTCCAGCAGGGCGCCGAGGACCTGGTCATCGTCAAGGCGTCGCCAGAGAATTCTGAGCCTGACTCGCGGGCCTCCGATGAAAGCCTCATCCGCACCGCCTTGGACCGTTGGCGTCTCGCAGATGAGGCGGAACGGGAGATCCGGCTCAAGGCGATGGAAGATCTGCGCTTCTTTGCCGGAGACCAGTGGCCCGCCGAGATCCGCGAACAGCGGGCCATCGCCGGGCGCCCTTGCCTGGAATTGAATCGCCTGCCAGAGCTGGTTTCCGTCATCGTCAACCAGCAGCGGCAGGCCAAACCCCAGATCCAAATCAACCCTCGCGGCGGCGGAGCAACCCTTGAAATGGCCCAGATCATGCAGGGCCTGATCCGCCACATCGAGGTCAGCTCCGACGCCGAGAGAGCCTACGACTGGGCCTTCCAGTATGCCGTCATCTCAGGCTTCCCCGGCTACATCAGGATTATCACCGAATACGTGGACGCCGACACCTTCGACCAGCAAATCCGCATCAAGCGCGTCCTGAACCCGTTCTCAATCTACATGGACCCCGGCGCCCAAGAGATGGACGCCTCCGATGCTAAGTGGTGCCTCGTCGTAGAGGACATCAGTCACGACGAGTTCAAACGGCGATACCCGAACTCCGAATTGGCGGGCCTCCGCTCCATGTCCAGCCTGGGAGACAGAGAACCAAACTGGTTCACCCGGGAGTCCATCCGCATCGCCGAGTACTGGCACATCGAGACCGTCGAGCGCACCCTTGTCGCCCTCTCCGACGGTTCCGCCGTCTTCGAGGAAGACATCACCCCGGATGCATCCATCGCCGTCGGACCCGATGGACCTATCCGCCGCACCGTTCAGGTTCCCCAGGTCTACTGCGACATCATCAGCGCCGCCGAGGTCTTGGAACGGCACCTCTGGCCCGGACGCTACATTCCAATCGTTCCGGTCATCGGCGAAGAACTCTACCTGGATGGCAAACGCATCCTGTCCGGCATGGTCCGCTTCGCCAAGGACGCCCAGCGGCAGTACAACTACTTCCGCTCCGCCTTGGCCGAAGCAATTGCCTTGGCTCCCAAGGCGCCGTTCGTCGCCGAATGGAGCCAGATCGAAGGCTTTGAGGAAATCTGGAAAGCCGCCAACCGCAACAACGTCGCCGTCCTTCCATACCGGGCCGTAACCTCCGGCGGACAGTTGGTCCCCCCACCCCAGCGGCAATTCGGGGAGGCCGCCATTGGGCAAATCGCCTCCGCCATCCAGTTGTCTGACCAAGACTTGAAGGCCACCACCCGCATCCGGGAACCGCTCATCGGCCTCAGCGCCGGCGAACAGTCCGGCAGAGCAATCCGCCTGCGTCAAGCCCAAGGAAGTCTGGCGAACTTCGCCTACATGGACAACTTGGCCCGCTCGATCCAGCACGTGGGCAGGATTATCGTTGACCTGGCTCCGAAAATCTACGACCGCCCAGGCCGTCTCATCCGCATCATAAGGCCGGATTCAACCAGCGTGGTCATACCGCTTAAGCAGCAGGTCCAAGAGCGCGAAGGCGTCATCAAGTTTTATGACCTGTCTTCCGGCACCTACGACGTGACAATCAGCGTCGGCCCCGGCTACGAGACCAGACGGCAGGAGTTCGTCGAGAGCGTGATGCAGTTGATTCAAACCGCTCCGCAGGTCGCCCAGTACATCCTCCACTTGGTCGTTCGCAACATGGATTGGCCCGGCGCAGAACAGATCGCAGACCAACTCGAAAAGTTGCTGCCTCCCAACCTGAGAAGCCAAAATCCGGATGAGGATGGTTCCGGCGGCGCAGAGTTGCCGCCCGAGTGGAAGGAAAAGTTCGCTCAGCTCATGCAGCAACACCAGGCTCTCACCGAACAGCTCAATGCGGCCAAGGAAATCATCAGCAACCGCCGCATGGAGATCGAAAGCCGGGAGCGGATCGCGGCGCTGCAAGAGCAAACCAAGCTCATGATCGCCGAGCTTAAGGCGCAAAGNTCGGAGTCTATCGAACGGCTCCGCCAACAGGTCGCTTCCATCGACCAGAAGCTCAACGCTTTNGAAAAGTATGGCCTAGCGGCCGGCCAGTAGAGTAGACCGCGCAAACCCCAAGGGAGAATACATGTCGGTAACTGTAAGCAGCACAACGGACAGTCCAGAGCAGATCCAAGACGCTCTGGCCCACTACGGAGAAAAAACCTCCGAGGTGGAAATCATCCAAACCAAAGCGACGCCCGAGCCGCAACCGGGCGCCGAACCGTCCGCGCCTGCCGAACCGGAACCTCCAGAGGCGGGCACAACCGCCGGCGAGTCGGACACGCCGGAAGACCANGNCCAGGGCGTTCAGCGCAAGCCCAGAAAGCCCAAGAAGGGAATCGAACAGAGATTCAGCGAGCTAACCAAGGCGCGGCGCGAAGCAGAGCGCCAAAGAGACGAACTGAAGGCGTACCTTGAGGAACTGCGCAACGAACTCCGCGAGCTGAAGCAGGGGGGCAAGCCTGCCGAAGCAACCCAGCCCAGCCAGCCGCCGCCGGAAACCAAGGCGGCGCAACCTGTCGCCGAACAGGACAAAGAGCCCCAGCTTGAGGACTTTGACACCTATGAGGAATGGGTCAAAGAGCATCAGGCATGGCTGGTCCGCAAGGAGACGGCGCCGCTCCGCTCCCAAGTCGAGATTCTCCAGAAGGAACTCGAACGGGAACGGAGCAAACAACAGCAAGCGGAGCTGGAAGAACAGCGACGGGCCGAGATTGAGGCTTGGGAAAAGCGAATCGCGCAAGCCAAGGCCAAGTACCCCGACTTCGATGAGGCTATTGAAGCCGCAGACAAGTCCGGCGTGACCGTCACCGGCGCGTTCCAGCAGGAAATCCACAACTCGGAATACGGACCCGAGATCGCCTATTGGTTGGCCAAGCACCCAGACGAAGCGGCTCGAATCGCGGAACAGACAGCCGTTCCCGAAAACCCCACGCCGCAACAGATCATGGCCGCCCAGAGAGCGGCGGCCAGAGAAGTGGGGAGAATCGAAGCCCTTCTCGCCTCTGGCTTGACGAGAACCCCCGGTAAACCGTCAACCCGGCTGAGCACCGCACCGCCGCCAATCCGCCCCGTAAGCACCAAAACCGCCGGAGGAGTCGTCGATCCCGAATCCATGACTCCAGCCGAATACATGCGGTGGCGAGATCAGCAGCGTGGCGGCTGACGGCCACAACCGCCGCTATATGCGGCAGGAGGAGTTTTGACACATGGCGAACACCCTTCTCACCATCTCGATGATTACCCGCGAGGCGCTGTATGTCTTGCGGAACCAGTTGTCTTTTGCCCGCCGGGTCCGGCGCGACTATGACGACAGCTTCGGAATCGAGGGCGCCAAAATCGGCGACACCCTGAATGTCCGCAAGCCCCCCCGTTACCTGGGCCGCACCGGTCCCAACCTCTCCGTCGAGGACGCGACCGAAACCAGCGTGCCCGTCGTTCTCAACCAGCAGGTCGGAGTGGACATCAGCTTCACTTCCAAGGACCTGGCGTTGAGCATCGACGATTTCAGCGAGCGCTTCATTCAGCCCGCTGTGGCCGCTATCGCCAACAAGATCGACGCCGACGGACTGCAACTCTACAAGCAGGTGGCCGACTACGTTGGCACTCCCGGCACCGTCCCCAACTCGCTCATGACCTATCTTCAGGCAGGAGTAAAGTTGGACGACAACGCTGCTCCGATGGACGGCAATCGCTACATCTCCATCAACCCCTTGATGCAGGCCACCATCGTCGATGCCCTCAAGGGCTTGTTCCAGAGCTCCGAGGAAATCCGCAAGCAGTACCTCAAGGGGCGCATGGGAACCGCTGCGGGCTTCGAGTGGGCGATGGACCAAAACTGCCCATCCCACACCGTCGGAAACGTCGCCGGAACGCCGCTGGTCAACGGCGCCAACCAAACCGGGAATACCCTGGTCACGGATGGATGGACCGCTGGCTCTACCCTCAAGGCCGGCGACATTATTTCGATCACCGGCGTCAATAAGGTCAATCCGCAGAACCGGCAGGATGTCGGCTCCCAACAGCAGTTTGTGGTCACCGCAGACGCGACCGCAGACGCCAGCGGAAACATGACCATCAGCATTTACCCGGCAATCACCCCGAGCGGCGCCTTCAAGACCGTCACGGCGTCCCCGGCGGACAATGCCGCCATCCAAGTCTTCGGCAAGTCCAGCGCAAACCTCAGCGATGTGGCCGGCAAGACCTTCCGTGAAGGCTTGGCTTTCCATCGGGACGCCTTCACTCTGGCCTGCGCTGACCTGCCCCTGCCGCAAGGCGTTGACATGGCGGCTCGCGTGAGCGACAAGGAACTGGGCCTGTCTATCCGCATGGTCCGGGCCTACGACATCAGCACCGACAAGTTCCCCTGCCGCTTGGACGTGCTGTACGGCTGGGCCGCGCTCCGGCCCGAACTGGCTTGCCGCATCGGAAGCTAGCTCCACTCCCTCGCTTGAACCATAACCTTTCCGCCGGGCGGGGCGTACCCCCGCTCGGCGGACCCAACACCATGAAAGAACACCTCTGGACCCTCGGCGGTTACATATTCAAAAGGCGCCCAATTATCGGATTCGTGTGGGTCGTTCCTGTGTTTCCGGTAAGGTACACCAGCCTGGTCGTATTTACCTCAATGAATTGAGAGACGAACATGCAATACCCCAAGTGGAAGTATCACCGAACAAAAGAACCAGTCATCGTCAATGACCCAGAGCAAGAAGCGGCCCTCGGGCCTGGATGGTACGAGAGCCCGGCTGACGCCGAACGTGAGGCCGAACGTGAGGCTGAACCTGTGTCTAAGATCGAACCCGTCGCTGGGCCTACGGCCCAGACTCCCGTTGTCGCCCAGGTGGATTCCGTGGGCGAGCAACAGTCCCGCAGGCGGAGGGCGCGGCTGCAATGAACAAAGCCACCGTCTCGGCATGGCTGAAACAGCATGAGGGCGTAGTCCCCTGGATGTATCTCGACACCGCCGGAGTCGTTACGGTCGGCGTCGGCCATGCCCTAGAAACAGAAGAGGATGCGGCATCGCTTCCGTTCAGGTTTAAAGACACCGGAGAACCGGCGCATGAGAGCGTCATCCGAGCCGATTGGCGGGCGGTCAAGGCCGCCCAGCCCGGCCTCATGGCCGAAAAGTACTCTCGCCTTACAAAGACGATCTTGAGCAAGGAGCATATTGACTGGCTCCTGGACTACGACATTGAGAAGCATTGGGTTTCGCTGTTGGCCCGGAGGCCAGAACTGTCCACCCTGCCAGAGCAGGCGCAGAACGTTCTGGCGGAAATGGCCTTCAATCTTGGCGTCGGGGGCCTTCTCCAGTACCGCAGGATGATCGCCTGCATGATGAGCGGAGATTGGGAGCAGGCCGCCGAAGAAAGCTCGCGCCTAGGAGTAAGCCCAAAGCGCAACAACCAGACGGCGCAGTTGATCCGGGCGTTGGGCGTTGGACAAAGCGAAGAGGCAAACGCATGATCCAGAGTCCCAGAATGGTTCTGCTTTCCATGCTCTATGCGGCGATGACCGTCGTTTTGCTCCAGGTCGCCCTCCTGCTGCATGAAGCAACCACAGCAATCAGAACCCTGCCGGACCGGATCATCGCACTAGCCAGTTCCGAGTGCCAGGCCACAAGAGAGGCCGCGCTTCAGGCCGTTGCCGCAGTTCAGAAAGATGCGGTCAAAGAGATTGATACGACCAGATCTATGCTGATTGGACGCGCCGACCAAAAGATGGATCGAATCGTTTCCATATTGGATGAGCGCACCAGAGAGATCCAGAGGGACGTAGCCGCTGCGTCGAGCCGGGCTACAGAAACCGCGACCACCGCTACGTCCCTCCTGGAAGATGCTCGTCCAGCGGTTCAGGCTTGGGCGAAGATCTCTCCAGAGCTGGCGGCAAACACCCTGGGACTCGTGGCCGCCTCTAAGGTTACCGCCGGACAAGCTGCGCAGACCATGCGTGAGATCCAGCGGGCCACGCCGGACATCGTTGCTTCGATTCAAGCCTCCGCAACCGCCTCTCAGCAGGCGGCCATGTCTGCGGCGCAGACCTCTCAGAACCTTGCCATTATCACCAAGCCCGGTCCACGGTGGCTGCGGTATTTGGGGATCGGCGCCGCTGTCGCCGTCCCCGCATCGCAGGTCGCAATTCCTGCGGTTTTGGCTGCGAAGTAATTGAAAAGAAAGGAGAAATACATGAACAAGATCCTGAATGCTGTAGCCCGAATCGGAAGGGCAATCGCTTCGATTTTCACCGGAGCACCCGACGCGCTGGTGGCNGCCGTGGAGACTGCTTTGATCACGGCGAAGCCCTACTTCCCGTATGCGCTGGAGCTTTCCGAACTTGCCGCCAAGGTGTTTACGCCGGGCGTCACTCTCGACGACGCNATCGTNGCCTTCGCCAAGCAAGTCAACCTAGAGCTGGACGAGGCCGGGATCATTGTGGCCGGACGAAGGCAGGGCGACATCATCCGGGATCTCGTTCGTTATGNCCTCCAGAAAGCATTCCCGGATGCGTCCACCCGGTGGCTGAACAGGGCCATCGAACTTGCCTACGCCAAGGTGAAGCCGTAGCGGGGGGAGAAAATGCCTACTGGCCTGGACATCATCAAGGCGTCCATGAGGCTGATCGGGGTTCTCGCGCAAGGCGAAACCCCATCACAGTCCGAAGCCGATGACGCTCTAAGCCGGCTCAATCTCATGTTGGCCGGATGGTCGGCTGAGCGCATTGCCGTCTATTCGAGAGAGGTTTTGACCGTCTCCCTCTCTGGGGCTCAAAGCTACACCATTGGACCGGGAGCG